TATAACTGCAAATCCAGAAGCACTAAAAAATAAGCCAAAAGATAAAATATCTGTAAAAATTAAGGCACCATATAATAGTGATGTTATGGGTGATTTTGAATTGGATTCAATATTAGATTTTATTCTTGATAGTGCATTAAGAGATAAAATTTTAAACACAAAAATAACAACACAAGAACAATTATAAAATGGAAGATATTATTTTAGAATTTGGTGGCATTGCCTACTACATAGACTTTGACGGTCTTGAAAACATTTTAAAACCTGATGCTGATTTGGAATCTGGTGAAATTCAGGAAAGTGAAACTAAAACAACATACATCCAAGGCGGTGTAGAAAAAACAGAAGTGATTATTAAAAACTACCATAAAGGTAAGGAAATTGATATTTCAAAATATGAAACATATAGAACATTAATTGAAATATTATTATCATATAATGAAGAAAGTGATGATGCACTTGGACCTGAAAGGGGTTTACACAGCACACCATTACCATTTAAAATTGCATTTAATACTTTAGTAAAATATAAAGTACTAAGGGAATTATAATAACAAATAAATAAAATTAGTTATGTCAGAAAACGTAAACAAAGTAAACGAAGAACAAGTAAACGCCGTTATTGAAAAATTAGAATCAAAAGAATTCGGTCTTTATTTTTTCACATTAGACACTAAAGGTAACCCAGTAGCTGGTGTTGCAAACATTTATGAACATGTAAAGGTTCTAAATGAATTGGGGTATAAAGCTTCAATCCTACATGAAAAAAATGATTACAAAAAATTCGGTGATGAAGATGAAAACGGATTGGCTGATTGGTTAGGTGAAGAATATGCAAATCTACCTCACGTATCAATCGAATCTGGTGCATTAAATGTTGGACCACAAGATTTCTTAATCATTCCAGAAGTATTTGCAACGGTGATGCAACAAAAAGAAGTTAGGTCATTACCTTGTAAAAAAATTGTATTCTCACAAAGTCACGAATATATTTTTGAATTACTACCATTGGGTAGAAGATGGACCGATTTCGGTTTCAACGATGTAATTACAACATCACAAAAACAAGGTGAATATTTAAAAACATTATTCCCAAGTATTAAAACACACGTGGTTCCAGTAGCTATCTCAAGCGAATTTAAACCATCTAGCAAACCAAAATTACCAATCGTTACAATTCACGCTAGAAATCAAAGTGATGTAACAAAAATCACAAAAGCATTTTATTTACAATACCCAATCTACAAATGGTTAACATTTAAGGAATTGAGAGGTTTATCAAAAGCACAATTTGCTGATGAATTATCAAAATCTTGTTTAGCTATTTGGGTTGATGATGTTGCTGGTTTCGGTACATTTCCATTAGAAGCTATTGAGTGTAACACACCTGTAATTGCTAAAATTCCAAATATGGTTCCAGAATGGATGGAAGATGTTGATTCAGAAGGTAACTCAGTATTAAAATACAACGGGTTATGGACTAACACAACATTAAATATCCCAGAATTAATCTCAACATATATGAAAGTTTGGTTGGAAGATTCAGTTCCACAAGAATTAATTGATGGTATGGATGAGGTTAAAGGTTTATATAGTGAAGAAAATCAAAAAGTAAAAATTGAGGAAGTTTACGGTTCCCTAGTTCAAGATAGAATTGGTGAATTTAAAAACATAATTGATTCTATTAACGCTGAATCAACAATTAAATAAAATATATTATGAATAATATAACAGTAATTATCCCATTACACGAAGTTTCAGAAGATACTGAAAAATTATACGAAAACGCTATTAAAAGTGTTGAAGAACAAGTTACTAAACCTAAACAAGTTTTAATTGTAACACCTAAAGGTAGTGAAGCTACTGCGTTTGCAAATAAATTTAACTATGGAACTATTAAAGACTTAGTTAAAGTTATTGAGAATGATGGTAAAACAGACTTTGCATCCCAAATGAATTTTGGTGTATCACAATGTGAAACCGAGTGGTTTAGCATCTTAGAATATGATGATGAGTATTCTAAAATTTGGTTCAAAAATGTTGAAACATATATTGAAGCATACCCAGAGGTTGACATTTTTATGCCAATCATTGTTGATGTTGATGAATATGGCCAATTTATTGGATTCACAAACGAAGCAGTTTGGGCAAACAGTTTTTCAGAAGAACTTGGTGTTTTAGACAAAGACGCATTATTATCTTACCAAAACTTTAACATTGATGGTATTGTAATGAAGAAAGAATCTTATGAATCTTACGGTGGTTTCAAATCAAACATGAAATTAACATTTATTTATGAGTTCTTATTAAGAATGACATACAAGTCATGCAAAGTGATGACAATCCCTAGATTTGGTTATAAACACGTAAATCAAAGAGTTGGTTCACTATTTCATGGTTACAAACTTAGTATGAACCCAGTTGAAGCCAATTGGTGGTTAAATAAAGCTAAATCTGAGTTTTATCACGAACAAGATAGAGACATAAGCTATACGGATTAAAACATTTATAATGGCTAGACAAAGGGGACGAAAAAGAACAAATGATTTGTACTTTGGTCCAGAAGAAGAAGCAGCTGTTATAAGATTTTTAGAATGTAATGATGAAATAGAAAGGAATGCAATCTATAATCAATGGTTACGAGCACCATTTGATAAGATGATTGAATCGATAATCAGAAGGTATAAATTATATAGAAAAGGGGTGTCATTTGAGGATTTACATTCTGACACCCTTTCCTTCCTGATAACAAAAGCAGATAAGTTTGAAAAAAATTCTGGTAAAAAGGCATACTCTTACTATGGAACAATTTGTAAACATTATATATTAGGGTTATTAATCAAAGATGATGGTAATACTAAACAACTATACTCATATGAAGATTTAAGTCAATCGTATTTAGATGACAGAGAAGATTTACAATATGAGATTGATGATAAAGATTTTACATTAGATAAATTTATATTTAAATTAACTGATGGTATTAAAGTTGAAATTGATAACAACGACAACTTACCACCAAAGAAAAAATTAAATGAAAATGAAATAAAAGTTGGTTATGCACTGATTGATATTTTAGAAAACTGGGAACAAACACTAGATGTTATGAATGGTGGTTCAAAGTTCAATAAAAATTCAGTACTTGAAACCATGCGAAACTATACGAATTTATCAACAAAAGATATTAGGTCATCGATGAAAAGATATAAAGACATATATTCTATATTAAAAATAGAAGGATTAGAGAACGGATTTGAATAAAAATCCGTTTTTTATGTATTTATAGTATATAACAATAACTAATTTAATTTATCATGCCTAGAAAGAAAAAACAAGAGGTTAGAATAAATAGTGCAGATAGTCTTGAAGGGTTATGCCAAGAAGCATACAATGACGCTTGTGCTCAAATAAATGATGCACAAAGAACTATCAATGAAATGACCAGTTCGGCAAACCCAGTTGACGTTGATGATTTAACTAAACTAGCTAAGGGTAAGGTTGATGCGTTAAAGATTAAAGATTCAGCAATTAAGATAAAACTTGAGATTGCTAAACTACAAAATGATATCCTTAAAAACAATGGAGATGCTGATGCTGCTGTTAAAGACAGAAGTAATGGTACAGTATCTTTAGATGATTTCTCTAAAGTTAGAGAGATGATTAAAAATGGGCCAACTAATATTGAAGAAAACGAATAAATATGTCTATCATTGACCAAAAAAATAAAGTGATGGGTAACATTGGTGCGCTTAATGTTATCACAGAAGGTTTACCTAAGTTCAAACCTACTAACTCATTTTCAAGTATGACTAATAGTAGTAATATTACCGACTTCATGCTTGATTTGGTTCAATCACTAATTGGTTATGATGAACTTAAATTAAACATTGTTGACGTATTCAGTAGAAAATTACCAGAAATTGAATCTGAGATAAAAAAAGTATTAAAATACGAACTTAAAAGCTATGTTAGTTGTGGTGTAAACCCAACAATACCAGCTTGGTTAAAAAGCACTGGACCAGGTGTAACGCTAAAACTTAGTGATATTGATTTCTTTGAAATAACTAAAATAGACCCTAAATCACCATTTGGGTTTTTAGCCTATAGTGATTCACAATCTGGTCTAAATAGTAGTGATTTTAACACCTTCCTATATTCAAATATAGAATTAAATAAAGCTGAATATACCGTAAATGGTGGTACAATTAGTTCATGGGGTTCATCAACATCCACATCTAATATATTGGATTTAAAATTTAGCCCCGTAGGTACAACTAATAATAATATTGTCAAAATAAATGCAAATGCTAATTTTGACAATAAAACATTAACTGATTTTAACAATAATTTTATTGATAGTATTAGTTTATTTGGTGACCCAAATAATATCGATGGTAGTAAAATATTAAATGGTATTATTGATAGTATGTTTGGTACCGTTTCTGTTACAG